TAAACACAGCTCTTGGGCATCATTACGATCTGGCTGCCGGCAACATAATTTGGCAGCGTGTACTGATTCACGTCCCAGGTGTCGGGAATGCTCAGACTGTACGACGGGCACCGCAGCCCGGCGGTGATTTCCATCCGTGGCCCCCCGTCATTCGGGGCAAGTAGTAATCCTGAAGGCATCGTTACCAGTCTCCTAAATGCATAAATCCGCCATCATCGAGGTTGACCCTGATGCCGGCACCGTTAATCACGACTTTATTGCTGACGCCATTAAACGAGAAATTGCCGTTTGTCGCGTACAGCGTGCCGCGAAACGTTCCGTTGTTAAACTCCGGGGATCCATTTTTGGGGATAGTCCATCCGGCTGAGCCAGCGACATAGTTATTCGACTGGATAAAGTTACCGATTTTGGCGTTGGTAATCGTCCCGTCCTGGATAAACGTGTCACGAATAAAGGTCTGTCCGTTCTGGATGACGAACGGCAGCGACACCACACCGCCTGCCTGTGTCATTACCGCTAACCGATCCGCCAGGAAAATCACCTGCGACTGCATTCCTGATGGCGTATTCTGTACGCCAATCCCCATCCCGGCGGCATACTGCACACCGTTTGAATCCACCCCTACCTTGATTGAGTACATGGCATTGATATTGCCGCTGAGGTCTGTCAGAACCTGGGCGTTCTGCGTAATTGCCGCCGTCTGACCGTTGAGCGTGACCGTCATCGAGTTAATTTTCTGCGCCGAAACCTGCGAAAAATCCGCCATGGTTTTTGCGAAGTCCGTAACATTCGATGTACCGCCTCCCGCCGACGCGTCCAGCGTTCTGAGCGACTCAGCGACCGCTTTGCTGGCATCTGCCATCACGTTATCAACGCGGGCAATGCCTGCTTTGTTGTCGCCATACTGCACGCTCTGACGCTGCGCCAGATTCACCTGGGCCAGGGTACCCTCAATCAGCGCGATCGCCGTATTCGAAATGCCGCCTTTGATGGTGTCCGTCTGGCCGTCCTGCCCGGCGATTTCCGCGCTCAGTTCTTCGAAGCGCGCCGCCGTGGATGAATCCAGATCCGTGACGGCCTCAGTCAGTTGCGTGACGCTTGCGGCGTTCTCCTGGGTCTGTGCGGTGAGCTGGTCAACAGCGGTCGCACGGGATTCACTTTCGGTGGCCAGCGCCTGCCGGACCTCCACCAGCCCGGCGGCGTTGCCGTCGGTTTTGGCTTCCAGCCGGGTGACGTCAGTGACACGGGCTTCCGTTTCTGTGGCGATCACTTCCCGCAGTTGCTCAAACGCAGCGGAGTTCGCGCCGTTCTGCACCGACTGGCGGAACACCACATCAGCGATCGCCAGTGAGTTCTGGATCAGACTTTCCGCAGTCTGCCGGTTAGCGCCGACGGCGGCGGCCAGCTGATCGGCATTTTCCACGATAGCAGCAGCCATATCCGCTACGGTCTGGTTACTGGCGACGGCATTCTCGATCATGTCCTTAAACAGATCGGTTTCCATCATCACTTCCAGAATGTCAGCAGCGATTGCACTGACATCAATGGAGGACATGCCCATTACCCAGTCCGTCCAGTCACCGACATTTCCGATGCGATCCACCAGTCGGGCGCGGTACCACTGACGCACCCCGGCAGGCATCGGACCGTGCTGATAGCTGGCCGCCGGATACGGAACGGACACCAGCATGAGCGGGTTTGCCTTGTCATCGGTGGTGGCGCGCTCAAGCTCTGTAAACGCTGTATCACCGGCCCCGTCCGGAAAAGCCCACGTCAGATCGATGTTCCAGACGACATCCTCAGATGCCATGAAACTTGTCGGCGTACCGGGCTTACCCTTTTTCCCGGTAAGGTATGTGGTATCCGCATAGCCCCACGGGGAGGAGGTTTCGACGGCGTTAACGGCCCGCACCCGTACATCGTAACTGCCGGTATAAATACCCTGAACGGAGAAACCCTGCGCGCTGGAAACCGGCACGTTTATCCAGTCTCCATTATCTTTCCGCCACTGGGCCTGATAACGGATAGCACCTGCCACCCTGTCCCACGTTACGCTCATGGTGGCGATCGCCAGCCCCTGCTCAATATGGTCGCTTTCTTCAATGACGATATTCTTCGGCGCGGGAACCACGCTGATGGGTGTGACGGTGACCGGTGCTGGCGTGATGCGCACACCGTCATCAATGAAGCGGTATTTATTTTTGTCGTGCTGTACGGCGCTGAGGGTGAAACCGCCATTCCCGTCATCATTCGCACTGATTGAGGTCACACGGTAATACTGAACAGCCAGGCTGTCGCTGTCGACAGCCCACACCGCGCCGGGTTGTGGCGGCATTCGAAACGAAGCGCTGAGGGTCAGGGTCTTTTTGTCTGCGCTTACGGCAGAAATTGTCCGTGTCTGCGCCGTCCCGTCCGGCAGGTTCACCATCAGGCGATCACCGGCGGCATTGCTCACGGCGCGGTCAAGGGTGATGTTTCTGCCATTCACCGCACTGATACGCCCGCCATTTTTCCTGCCTGCACGATCGGGATCGGCAATACCCACAATCTCAGCGGGCAGCGGAATGTAACCATCCAGTCCGACACCGAATGAAATCGTGCCATCCTTCGCATTGGACAGAAGCGCCCAGCGGCCCCGGCGGTGCGCCTCGCTCTGCGACGTGCAGCCGATGGCTGTGAGTGACATCTGATTCACGCCATACCGACCGACCAGATCGCTGTCGTAAACCCCCTCGACGGTATCGCTGTAATGATCCTGCGGATCAGACCATGACACCAGGCAGGAGCTGTAGCGGTTTTTATAGCTGCCGCCGCCGTAGGTAAACAGACCATCAATCACGTTTGAGGCGTGATAAACAAAATCCACATCATCCTGCGGCACATCGGCGCGCACGTAAATCTGCTCATTACCCCAGAACGTAATCCCGCGAAATATGGCGGCAAGATCGCGCAGCACGGTATAAGCATCCTGCTGGCTCTGGATGTAGACGTTGCAGGTAAAGCGCGGCTCAGTTCCGCCTGCACCGTTCGACACCTTCTGGTCGCAGTACTGTGCAATTGCGTAGAGTTCCCACTTGTCGATCATGCTGGCATCCACGCGGTTACCCATACCGTAGATTTCATCCAGCACCAGATCATAGAAAACCCACGCAGGGTTATTGCTGTATGCCAGTTTGAAGCCACCAGACCAGGTGCCGCTGTAGGTCCGGCTGACCGGATCATAGGTATCAGGGACTCTGATAATTTTACCTTTTGGCCTGCACGTTACCTTCGGAACGCCGCTGGTAAACTGGCTGCTGTCCACTTCGATATAGAGCAGCGCGGTATTCGGATAGCGAAGTTTGCTGTCGATAACTTCAGCAAAAGAGAAAACCTTAAAGGCGTTAGCCAGCTTTGAATTATTTACGGCGTCGGCGGTAATGCGGCGCACGCGGATTGCCCAGCCAGTTGTGGCCGCAGGTAAATCGATGCGGTGATCGCGCTGATATTCGGTTGTGGTTTTGCCGTCAAACTTACCGTTGACCACAGTCCGCCAGGCCGCACCGTCAACTGACAGATCGATGGCATACTCGGTCACTGTGCCGACCATATCGCCGTTATTTTTATACTGATAGTGCAGCGGCAGGCTCAGCTTGATGCGCACGGCATCCAGCAGGAGGTTAGTAAACTGGCGCGTCCACGATGCCGTGGTGGTGACCGTTACATTAGCAGACAGCTCATTATCAACTTCAGGCAGGCCCTGAATATAGGTCTGATCCTGCGTGCCTTTGCGAAACTCCCATTTCACGCCCGTGAAGTTATAGCTGCCGTCATCGTTCGCCAGCACGGTATCATTAAGAAAAACCTGCTGCGCCGTCAGGTCACCCTGGATTTCTCCCTCAGAGATCGCCAGAAGCATTTTCAGCTTTGCCACTGACAGCAGGTCATCAGGATCTTCAACTGGCGTATGCTGTTTAGCACTGCCGCCTTTTTGCCCCTGAGTTAATACTTCACCTTCAATAAGTCGCATATTTCACCCATAAAAAAACCACCCGAAGGTGGCCGGATACTGGCGTAGCAGTACACTCATTGCTGATCGCTGGAGAATATCCCCGCGCTGATAATCGCCCCGCCGATTTCCCGCTGACCGTAGAGCAGCGGTACCGGGTAGCCCATCGCGACCGTGTTGACCGGCGAGCCAAATGCATAGTTGGGCTTGTTATCAGCAGAAGATGAGGAGCCGACATTGTATGAGGGCTGGGGTGTCAGTAGCTGGACAACGCCGCCGATCATCATGGACAGGCCCAGGCCGGTCAGTGCCGTGGTGGTGGCCGTCGCTGCGGCGGCGCTCATGCCGAAAGCGGCCAGGCTCCCGCCTGCGGTAAAATAGGCCGCAACCAGCGCAACCGCCCCGATAACGATCTGCAACACACCGCCCTGCTTTGACCCCTCGGTTACCGACTGAATACGGTAGACGGTCCCGCCCCGGGTCATATCGAACTCGTCAATGCCGATATTGTTACTGCCGCTGAAGAAGGCAAAGCGGATGCCGTTCATGTGGGCTTCTGACATAAACTTTTTGAAGCCTTTGACCTGGCTGCACATTGCCCTCAGCATTTCCCGGATATCATCGACATGGAAATGATGCTCACGGCCAAATTTCTTCGCCATCCGGCGATCGTCAAGAATCAGCGTTTTCAGCATTCATCCGCTCCTTATGCCGCACCACGCGCACGGTGCGGTCGCGATAATATTTGCCATATGGTACCCGGGCAGAAAGCTGCCCGCACATGTGATGCAGGATGATGTTGTCCTGATGATCATGCCGCCCGAGGTAAACTGCGGCATGGTTAGTGACCTGTGCCTGCACCCGCATCATCACGATGTCGCCCGGCGCGATATCTGCCGGACTGATTTCAGTAAAACCCTCGCCCTGCCAGTGCTCGTCGTAAAGATTTTCACCCTGTTCCCACCATTCATACGGCACAGAGTGGTCGCCCAGGGCAATGTCATATTCCCGCTGGTACCATTCGCGGATCAGTGACCAGCAGTCAGCAAATCCCAGCACCCATGAGCGCCCGGTATAATCCCGATCGGTACGGGGTGAGAGCGTGCAGAAATCACCATCCGGCCAGGACATGATCCCCCACTCGACGCCTGACCAGTCGCACTGCACCCTGTCCATTTCGGACGGGACAAGCTGCACGACATCCGGGTGGGAGTGAATCACCATGATGATCTCACCCTTCTGAGTGGCGGCTGCCTTGTCAGCTGGTGCCAGCGTGAAACTCTCTTCCGGCTTGTCTGAGATATTCCGGCACGGAATGTAATGCTGTGCCCGCCCTGTCTGCACAACCAGACCGCAGGCCTCTTTCGGGTATTCCGCTGCAACATGCACGCGAATGGCATCCATCAGTTTTTTGCGCATGACTATTTACCCTGTAAGTTAGCTGCCGGGAAACCGCCGAACGGGAGAGGCTTATCCTGGTGACGTACTTCGCAGTCAGGCAGCAGGCCGCCGCATACGTCAAGCGCCGGGTTATCGGTTGGCGTTCCGTCCTTGAGGAAATAGCGGTTTCCTGCGTAGTCGCAGCCAGTCCCGGTGCGATACCAGCCCCGCATGCACCACATGCAGACCGGCGTTATCTGTCGTGTCGGCAGTTGCAGGTTCTGAATATCGAAAGGTGAGCACAGTTCAAAATCGACCTGGTTGCGCGTCTCAGCAGTCTTTGCGCTGACGTAAAACAACTGCACACGCTCTTCTGTCGGCAGGGCATTCGGATTTCCCGCCACCCAGTTCGCCGCATCAAGGTATTTCGCGAGTGTGGTGTGGATCTTCACCTTCGCTTTAACCAGATCGTCATACTCCAGGCACAGTGCGGTGACGTAGTTGCCGATGTTGGATACCGAAAGCGTGGGCGTCGGCTGCGCGCCGGTGCTGGACAGTTCCAGGCCTTTCAGCTCGTACGGGTACGGATCATACTGCTGGCCCTGCCAGATGATGGCGGGAAGGTTATCGGCGGCGAAAGCGGCCCAGCCTGTAGGTTCAATGTTGTGCGCGTGAAAGCGCAGCACGGTATCCATGCCGAAGGCGGTACCGTCAATTTCAATTAGCCGGATAAGCTGGCCCGGCTCCAGTTGCTGAATGTCACCTGAAAAACTCATATCTGGCCCATAAAAAAAGCCACCCGGGGGTGGCTACTGATCGAATATCAGGATGTCGCTGATTCACATCCCCGCGTATGTTGGTTATTCAGCCCGTCCATGTTTGGGCATGGACGTATTCAAAAAAGAGGGACGGCTGATTACCTCTCGCAAAGGAAATAACATGCTTGACCGTGAAGTTGACGCTCATTTGAGACAAATTCGAGAGCAAATGAAAGGGCAGCAAGCTGTCGTTCAGCTCTTGGTTCATTACATACTAAAAAATCTTGAAACGAAGCCTGGGTGCGAGAACTTCACAAAAGAGGTAGTAGACTCACTTGAGGCATTAAAGGCACAAGTTTGGCTTGGTAAAGAAGGAATTGATGCAGCTATTGCATTAACCCGAACCCCAATTAAACGCTAATTAATCAAGCGGCTGTCAGGCCGCTTCTTTCAATTCATCAGCAATGCTATTAATAAGGAGAGCCGCTTTAATTAATGCCTCTTCTTCGTAGTAACTCAAAGGCTGTACTTCATTGCGCTCTATTGAAAGCTGCACCGTGAAAACTGTAATGCCAGTAAACTGAGCATAAACTACCGCTATAGTGACATCTACACGATCCTGTTTGGGCGCTATGTACTGCACTTCTAAAGCATATTTTTTAACCATAAATATATCCTGCCTTTCGGCTGTCAAGGCGCGAACGCCTGTTCGAAGATGAAAGAAATCTCAACAAAATTACCGTTTGGGAAAGTGGGGCTTATCGAATCCGCCCTGACCCGGTAAAGCTTCTTTTCTCCCCAGGGGTTAACCCACCAGAAGGACGTCGTGACGTGACTGCGGAGGAAGTCCCGCACCACTTTCATTGCGGATGTTCTGCCACTGCATGCCAGATTCCAGGTCTCTGCGGCATTATTGATGCCTGCGGCAGCCACCTGCTTATATCCGTCTCCGAACTGTGACTGCATTGTGGCGATGCTGTCCGTCGCGCTCGCACCCGTCCGGACACACCAGGTGAATGTATCAATTGCCATAAATTAATCCCGCTCAGGTGACAGATTAAGCGCGCCTGTAAAGCATGCCGCCCGGTGAAATTTCCTTGCGTAACCTGTCTGTCAGTGTTTTCTGCACAATACCTTCGAGCTGCTTCGCGGTACTGGCAGCGCTGGCATTGTTCACTCCGCCCGCTGAATCACCCTGCACAATAGTCACTGGCGCGTTAACCATGATCGGCGTATTGCTAACTGACGCAGTATTTACGCCAGAAGAAACCGCCCGCACGCCCAGAGAGCCGTCAGCAGCACGCGTCAGCGGCATGATCGCCTCCGGCCCGGCCTCGCCCATGACACCCGCCCCTTTAGCAAATGCGAAAAATGTCGGTGTATCAACAATGCTATTGCTAAACGCATTGAGCGAAGGCGAATCGTACACCCCACCTTTAGCATTGAAGGTGAGCGCGCCCGCTGCTGCGGTATATGCTCCCGATGGTGTTGCGCCAGCGGCACCTCCGCCAAACGCTCCCGCCACGCTGCTGGCAAATGTGCCCAGGATGCTCGAAGATGAAGAGCCGCCAAACGCGCTGACGGCAGCCATCTGAAGACTGACTTTTGCGATCGTTTGCAGAACTGAAAGCCCCCAGTCTTTCCAGCTCGACTTGTTGCCCATCAGCATCGAGGTTACGTTATCCAGCGCGCTGTCCATCGTGTTACTCACAAGCTCTGCCGACTGGGATGCATAATCGGATGCGTTATCAGCCCAGTCAGCAAAGCCTTCACGCATACCGCCAACCCAGTCACTCCGCTGAGCATCAGAGGCAACATAAAAGTCCTGTTGATCACGAAGCCGTTCGGCGAGGTACTGCTTATTAAGCGCTACCTCTTTCTGGTACAGCTCTTCGGTAATATCGCCGCCCTGATATTGCCGCTGCAATTCCACATTCTTTTGCTCAAAATCTTTGCGGATATTAAGCATTTCCTGAGCGCGCTGGCGAACCCTGCTTCCCTGCCCAAAACCAATCAGATCTGCCTGATTCGATGCACGCGCGCTGGCATTGCTATCGGCCAGATTTGCCTCATACGCACGGAGCTGCTCGCGCAGTTTTACCTGATCAATCAGAGAAGCGTTGCGCATTACCTCCGCTTTTTGCGCCTGGCTCAGGGTGGCAAGCTCGCCCTGTGAAACCTGATATTTAACCTTTGCCAGCTCGGTGCTTTGACCGGCAAGGGCGATCTGTTCCTGCTGCTGTTTAATGAGGCGCTTATAAATATCCTCAGTTTTTTCAGCCTCAGTTTTCGGTCCTTTCTTCTGAGGCTTATTTGCCTCATTATTTCGCCAGGTTTCAAGGCCAGAATTTATTAATGCCTGCCGGTTATTTTGATACTGCGGATCTGAGGTAAGGCCGAGATCGTCAGCAACATATCCAAGGCGGGCGCGCTCTTTTGCCTCACCTTTTAACCGGGATAACTCAAGATCGCGGCGGCTTTTTTCAAGGGCATCTTTTTGCTGTTGCGTAGAATCAGCCTGAGGTACACGCATGGGGACATTAGCCAGCCCCTGCCGCGCAGCCAGCAAATTATTACCGAGTCCTAGTAAACGGTTAAATTCGCTGTGCTGCCCATTCATTAACAGTAATGACTGATATACCCTGTTTTGCTCAGCGGCTTGCTGACGAATTAAAGCCACACGCCGATGCTCAAGGCCTTCAAGTACAGACTGTATTTCATTTGATTTAGCCTGCATTTGAGACAGGCGCTCCTGCTCAACAGCCAGAGCATCCGTAGAGTTTGCAAGCTCTGTCGTTGCCTCATCCATGTTGGTTAAGTGGTTCACCATGTAACCATTTATGGTCACACCAGGGTTTGCCAGCATCTGCTGATAACCAGAGATCGCATCTTTGATGCCACGGATTTTGGTTTCTTGATCGCTAATGAGTCTGTTTTGCTCTTTCAGGGCTTCTCGTGTTTTGGACTCATTATCTGTAGCCTCCGGCAAGCTCATCTCGCGACTTTTGTTGCGAATTTCTTCTATGGTTCCAGCATAATCCCTAGCGGATTGCCGTGCCTGCTCTTGGTTTTGATAAAGCGCATACCAGGCTCCAGCACCCAGCATGACCAAACCCGGCACGCCACCGATCAGACCCATCGCGCCGCCGAGCAGTCGGGTGCCGACAGATGTGACGCTGTTTAAATTATTTTGGGTAGCAATCCTGCCATCAAGATTACGCTTTAAACCGGCTTGAGCAGCGGCCAATCTTTTCTCAGCAGCGGCCTGAACGTCAGCATTCTTAGCCGCCACAAGGCCAGATTGCGCCCTCTCCAGCGCCGCCCGAGCGCGTACTTTTTCAGTTGCTGTTCCACTGGTCAAGGCGGTATTCAATCGAGTCTGCGCAGCTGTAACTCTAGCTTCGGCAGCTGCGATTTTCTCCTGTTGCGCAGCCTGTACATCAGCACCGCGCGCCGCCTGAAGAGCTTGCTGCGCTCGATAAACGCTTGCTCTGGACGCAGCGACTGTTGATTGTGCTGCCTTATCCTGAGCCACCGCTAATGCTACTTCAGCTTTTGCAGCCGAAAGCAGTGAGGCCGTTGCTCCGGTAGCGCCACTGACGATTCCGCCAAGGTACTTCGCCAACCCAACACCAATTAAACCACCAGCAACAGTCGTTATTGTTGACATGTTATCGGCGACATCGTTTAGCGCCCCGCTAACGCCTGATCTGGTAATGCCATCAAGAACTGCCGCAAGCCCATTAAGCCCACCTGATAACGCATCCGTCGCACCTGTCGCCTGATTGACGCCGCCTACCCATGCCATAAAGCTGTTGGTTACTTTCTGCATCGAGCCAGACACAGTTTGCGGCATTGAGCCAAATTCACCACGCAAAGTATCAAGCTGGCTGATCATGGCAGGAACAACTTTATCAATAGTCAACTTTCCCTGATCCGCCATAGCCTTCAGATCTTTTCGGGCAACTCCCATGCCTGCGGCCAGCGCCCTAACAACACGGTCGCCGGATTCGTTAACAGCGTTGAATTCTTCGCCGCGCAGCACGCCCTGTGCCAAGGCTTGACTAAATTGCGTGATAACCGACCCGGATTCTTCAGCGCTGGCGCCGGAAATTTTAAGGCCGGTTGAAACGGCCTCAGTAACCCTCAGCACATCCTCAGAACTGTAACCAAACTCCCTCATTGAGGCGGCGGCGCGGGCAAACAGGTTAGCATTGTCAGTAAACGCTGTTCCCGTTCGCTGGCTAATCTGCATCAGTTGCAGCTGAGAGTTTGTAAAATCATCAGTGGAACTGGAAGCCTGCTTTAGGCGCGCATTCACTGAAGTCCACTCGTCAGCAATCTGAACCAGCTTCCCCGTGGCGAATGCCGCCGTAGCGGCTGCGGCTGCCCTCCCTGCGCTGGCGAAACCGCTGGTCAGCTCTGACAATGCCTGCTCACTCTCACGCGCAGCGGCGGCGGCTTGCCTGCCCCCATTCTGCATCGTGCGGTAATAATCCTGCCCCATTCTGGACGCGCGTGCTATTTCACTCTGAAAAGACTGAGAATTAGCGGATATTTTGATTATCAGTTCGCGCAGAGTCGCCATATTTCACCCAATAAAAAACCCCGCCGAGGCGGGGTTTATAGAGATTGATATTATTATTTAAAGTAGGCCTGCTTTTTTTCTGGCCTCCTCTAAATAATCTTCATCGGTTTTCTTTAAATTAACACTTTCGGAATTGCTTATATCGCTTCCACAATGCTTGCATTTGATGGCTTCATTTCTAACCATCTCTGCACAAAAAGGACATTTCCGCATCCCGTCATCAATCATTTCTTTCTCAAATGTTTTTGAGTCTTTTTTAATGATTAATGAATGTACTAATGCAACAATGAATAATAGGAAGCCATAGATCCACCATCCTATAAATGAACGCCCCTTACTTTGTGCTATAAGCGCCGGGATAATGCCGAGCACAATCGCAACCAGGAAAAACTCCATAATAAATTCCTTATCACTAACAATCAGGTTTAATCCTAATGTTATCGCTAAGAAATGTCACTTACGGGCGCGCTCAAATTTTAATAAACCCTCAGCCTGCCAGCGCAGCAAAGAACCCTTCCAACCCGGCGCTGTCTTCTTCCTGGGCCTGCGCACTCCATTGAAGCAGCACATCATCCATGCTGACTTTCGCGCCCTGTGAATTGAGTACCGCAGCGGAAATCTGCGCCGCCTGAATATCACCGCGCCGGTCGCTGATGGGATTGATGCGGTCGAATTCGATCCACATAAGCAGCTCGCTGGCGGTCAGGGTCTGCTTCAGTTCGTGAAGAGTGCGCCCCAGACGGAGCGCCAGCGTCATGAGAAAGAACGTGCCGGGCTGGCTTACTGCTTTTCCACATCAGCCGCCGAAGTGGTCAGATCAAGCGCCTGCTTGAGAAGGCGGGAATGCACCGGGCCATAGAACTGCTCGACCTGTGCTTTATCTTCTTCAGTGAAGACCTGAGAGCCGTCTTGCTCCAGCAGTACATCAATAAAAAGTACCACATCAGCGCTCTTGTTACGCAGCGCACGTTCTGCCGCCGTCAGATTTTCTGGCTCTTCTTGCTCCTGCTTGGGATTAAGCACTTGCTGCCATTCCAGCCAGGCCTGCGCGGAGGGCTCACGCAGTTTAACTGTGGCGCTTTCCCATTCCGGAACAGTGACTGTTTTGGTACGGAAACCGGCCATCGGTGCCAGCGCGAGCGAGCGAAGTGAACTCTGTGAAACCTGTTTTTCCATTGCATTATTCTCAGTTTGGGTTCATGAAAAGCGGCTTTCGCCGCTGTTATTAGCTACCCGCCGGAACCGGGATGATCGGAACTGGTTTGCCTTTGATGCGCAGCGTAAACGATGCGGTCACCACGCCTGCGGTGCCCAGGCTCCAGCTGTTCTGGCGTACTTCAGCCAGGAACGCATAACCGTTACCGGACGGGAAGATCACCTGGAATGCATGCAGTGCGTCAGTGTCGTAAGCGGTGCGCAGCGTGTTCTGCCCCTCTTCTTCTGAGGACCAGTTACCGGAAACCGTCATTTCACCCGGCGCGGCCAGGCCGTTCGTCATCTCCTGCTCAGTCGAACAAAGCGTGGTTGTGTCGATATCTGACTTCTGGCCGCCGGTATAGCTCAGTTCTTTGGTGGAGCAGTTAATAGACTGCCAGACTGCGCCAGCGGGATTGGCTGAGGTAGCCGGTTCGGAGGAAACGTTGATTTTCGTTCCCTGTGTTTTTTCATACTTTGAGGACATGGTAATCTCCGGATATAAAAAAGCCGCCCGGAGGCGGCAGAGTTAATGTGACGATGATTTATTGCCAGATCTGAACTTCAAGCGTTGCCCGGTAAAGCCCGGTGTCAGGCTCGTAGTCGTTGATCTCGTTCAGCCCGACAGGGTGCAGATCGGCCAGAGCAGCTTTAACCTGATTACGCAGCGCCCGGGCCTCATCAATCGACGAAGCCCAGGCGTCTACCTGAACAGTGCTTGCTGTTTCTGCCGGTCCGCAGAAAACATCCTCCCCGGCGGAGGAAGGCAACAGGTAGATCACCCACGGCGCAGAGGTTCCCTGCGGTGCCAAGTACGGAAAGACGTTGCCTGCCGCCAGCGCGCTCAGGCGTGGATAGATATCGGCTTCTGTCATTTCGCCAGCACCTCGTCGATAGCCTGATTCATGCGTGCCAGAGCCGCCTGCGTGGCTTCCTCCTGCCGCGTATCAAACGCCGGGCGGACAAAAGGGTGCGCTGGCATATTCGATGTCCCCAGCTCGACAAACCGCCAGTAAAAAGCATTACGCGGGTTGTCGGCCTTCATGGTGTTATCACTGTTGCCAGTATCCGGGTTGACGCCCCGGATATGCACCCCGGAAGTAATCTCGCCACGGCGGCGTCCTTTCTGGGTCACCACCACCACGTTTTTTTTCAACTTGCCGGTTCTGACTGGCGCGAGGTTCTCTACTTCTTCTTTCAGAACCTGTGCGCCCGCCCGGGTGGCGTCGCGCAAAACCTTATTATTTTCTGCCCGGCTTAGCGTTTCGAGATCCTTAGCAATATCAGCCAGGCCGGAAAAATCAAGATTCGTTGAAATCACTGCTTCACCCCCTTCTCGCAAAGCAATTCCAGGCGGGTACCGTTCTCGGCAGAGATAGCCGACTTGATGTCGTATATCTCGCCGCTCCCGGTTGGCGGCAGATGAACGGCTCGCCACCCCGTTGTTACGGGAAAACCAGGATAGCGACGCATCCAGATCCGGGTTGTCGTGCCGCTCAACTCTGTGCCTCCGTCTATTATCTCCCGGCCCGATACATCCGCGACTTCTGCACGGACCGAAGCGACATCCACCCAGCCGGTTGCAGGCTGCCCGGACGGTAGCCGCCCGGTTGCTGGTTTCTGCAGGGTTACTCTGTGCCGCAGGCGTCCCGCTTTCATAGGCCGTAAATCCGGTAGGGTTGAAGGAGCGCTTCGGTAGAGAAAGCCAGCGCCGATGTCGTGCTGCCGGTACTGACCGTTTCACGGTTGTTGTACCAGTGGGCTATAAGCATCAGCATGGCCATCTCGATATCCTCGCTATAAAGCAACGCGTCTGGATCGGCCAGATAAAGCGGATCATCCGCTTTTTCATAAAGGCGGCGTCGGGTCCATTTTTCAACGTGGCGTTCCGCAGCTTTTATGCCCTTATCGATCCAGCCATCGTCTTCCGTGAAATCCTGTTCGATATTGCAGTGATGCTTCACCTGCTCTTTAGTAAGCATGCGCGCTCCTTACTTACCTTTGCTCTTTCCTTTTGGATCGGGGTCTTTATCCGGTTCCGTTTTTTTGGCACCGGGCTCTGAGGCATAACCGCGTGCCACCAGCTCGCGGCCATGCTGCTCCAGCGTTTCAAATTCGGTGCCTTCGGTAAGGACATTGCCTTCAAAATAGATGGGCTTGATTGCGATCAGCTTCATGGTTTTCTCCCTTAGGGAAAGTCTCCCTTAGGGAAAATCTCCCTAAGGGAAAGAAAAGCGGCCCGCAGGCCGCCGTTAAAGTTTACGCACCGCCACCAGCAGCAGGTGCAGTAAATGATCCGTAGATGAACGCTTCCGGGCGCTTCACTGCCAGAGCCAGACGCTCTTCACAACGAACCGAGATCATGTTTTTCTCGAAGTCGTCGGCGTTCTCGGTTGAGATCACCACGTTCGCGTCTTCACGGTCGAAAAGTTGCGCAGCGGCGTTAAACGCACCGGTCAGGAATTTGCCCTGGAATGCTGCGGCCTCAGTGGCCACAACCGGCAGGCCCCACAGGGTAGGACCGGTCAGCGCCGCAGGGTTCGCCAGAATGTAGCGCCCCAGCGTGTCTTTGGTGAGCTCAATCTTCGCCCAGTCGATGAAGTGCAGGACGTGGCCGGAAGCCGGGAAGCGTGCCAGCTGAGCCTGAAGCATCGCGAGACGGAGATCGTCAATACCGTTCTGCTGCTCAACCGTAAAGGCAGCGTCGTATGCAGACGCCTGCGGCACGATGCCTTTCAGGTGCGCGCCGGTGCCGTCGCCGAAGAGAATTTCCTGCTCTTCGACATATTTCAGGCCGTAACGCATCTCAGCGTCGATGGTTGACTGCAGCTGAGCGAAATCGTCCAGGATCTGCTTGGACGCTTTGAACATGTGCGCGATGGTGGTCACCGGGGTGATCTGCGTGGCGAACTGGATATCGCTGTACGGCTTGGCGGTACCTTCAGGCACCACCTTCGCCGCATTGGTGAAGCCAGTCTGCTGCACCCAGAAGATGGCCGGTGCAGAGGTGCGGCCCGGAGCAATCAGATCCCGGATGAAGAGGCGCTGCTTCGGCGCGGTATCAATACCCGGCAGGCGCTGCGGCTCAACCACACCGGTTGCCACGTCAGTGGAGATCAGCGCAGCATTCACCGGAACGCTGACGCGCTTCCCGCCTTCAACGCTTGCCGCAAAAGCTTTCAGCGCTTCGCTGCTGATAACGGTCTGGCCAACGGTCTCGATCACCCTGACGGCATTCGCCAGCGGCATCTCGGCAACCTTCTGCTCAATTTCACCCACTGAAGATTTCAGCGACTTCAGCGCATCGTTCAGCGCATTGTGTTCGGTGGCAATTTTATCCACCGCCTCTTTCGTCTGCGCAGACAGCTGACCAGAGCTTTTAGCCTCTTTCAGCGCGTCCTCGGCCTTCTGGCTGAAGGTGCCGGAAACTTCTTCCAGCTTCGCGGAGACTTTTTTCAGTAATTCGTTAACTTCAGACATGGTCTTTCCTTATTAGCCGAACGCCGCCAGGGCGTCTTCAAGTTGTTTGAGATTGTCAGGGTTGATTTCTTCGGTAGCGCCCGGCGTACCATCTTGACTGGCAGCAGCGCCTGGCTTGCTGCCGGATAAGGCTTTAAGAAGCTTTCGACGCTCAGAACGCGGCGTGTTGGTTTTCGCCAGCAGCGCATCGAGTTTGCGGATCGCCGCCGCCGGGCTGTCGTCGTCGTCAGCTATCTCATCAGCTGAGAGGAGACTGTCAGCAAAGCCCTGAGCCACTGCATCACTGCCGCCGATATAGGTTTCGCCGTCCATCATCTTGTCGATGGTGGCAGCATCAAGACCGCTACGCGCCTGGTAGATATCGCTCATCGCTTTATCAAACGGCTCTATATCCGCGGCGATCTGCGCCAGGTCGTGGCGGTTGCCCATTGCATAGACCCAGCAGTTGTGGATCATCAGGAACGCGCCGCGTCCGATCTGAACATCGTCACCGGCCATCGCAATAACCGACGCGGCGGATGCTGCCAGACCCAGAACCTTTACGGTCACCCTGCCTTCGTACTCGCGCAGCAGGTTGTAAATCGCCAGGCCTTCAAACATGTCGCCGCCCGGGCTGTTGATGTTAACCGTCACGTCAGCGCCACCGAGCGAGCGCAGCGCACCAGCAATGCGGCTGGCCGTTACACCCTCTCCCCAGTAATCAGCGCCGATCACGTCGAAGATAGAAATACTGTTGTCACCTTCGCGGGAGGCGCGGATGCCACCGTTCCAGCGCTCCATTGCCGCAGCGGGCAGATCAGGTTTTTCGCGCGCAAAAGGTCGCCCCTCCGGCGCAGCCGGAAGGCTTTTAATCGTCATGGTTGCTCCTAAGCCGCCTTTTTCAGCGGTGACTGTTCGAAGGGAATATCGGGGAATACGTGGTTATGAACCTGCCGCAGCGCGAATGCCTGCGCGGCCTGGCTGTTCTGTTTAAGATCTTCGAGTGGCGTCAGGTTGAGCTGCACCGTGTAAATATCGCCGCCCTCGATAGGTGGCATATTCTCCAGGCGGCGCACGTCGTTGCGGGACATCCAGCCGTTCTGCAGCGCACTGGTGTAGTACGCCGCCCGGCCAGCGCTGTCAGCGCGAAGCAGCCCTTCTACTGAGAACTCGGCAAAGAGGTCCTCTTCACCGTTCAGCAGACAGCGGGAGATCTCCTGCTCAATGTTCACCAGCAGCGGTCGCAGCGTATGCGTCAGGAACTGGAGGTTCATTCCCTCGAGGCTCGACGCCCAGCTGCTTTGCTTTGACGTGTGCCCGACCATAAACGGCGGCACGCGGAACCAGCGGCAGATCTCTTCAATGCTGAAAGCACGGGACTCAAGCATCTGCGCCGCCTCAGGGTTCATGGTGACGTTCTGATATTCCAGACCACCTTCAAGCACCATGATCTTCCCGGCGTTTCTTGATCCGGTAAAAGCCTGCATATAGCCACGCAGCCGCTCACGCTGATCGGCATCAAGTGCTTTTTCAGAAGACAGAAAACCTGAACTCTGAAGACCGTTTTCAAAGATTTTGGCTGCCGACTCTTCTACCGCCATCGCAGCACCTATAACGTCGCGGCCCGCCATCATCGGCATCATGCCGCAAACGCCATCGAGTCCGAACCCGCGAATATGCATCAAGCTCTTTTCCGGGATAACGCGCTTTTTGCCGTTCTCGGTGTAGGTATACTCAAGCCGGCCTGTGTCCAGGCGCTTCACCACCATATTCTGGGGTAGCAGCGGCACCAGCGATACCAGCTTGCTTCCGATGAAAAGCTTTTCAACGAAGGCGTTACCGCGCAGGCAGACGCTGGCAACCATCATCAGCATGAAGCGTGATGGCGTCATTTCAAGATTCGGACGGCGGCACAGCACCTGATAAACCGGATGGCTCTGTGCCAGCTTGCGTGATCCGTCAGCCTGCCTTTCGTAGATCTTCAACGGCAGCGTTGAAATCGACTCGCTTAACAGCCGGACACAGGCCCAGACCGCTGAAAGCTGGATCGCCTTATCAGTCGTGACAACCTTGCCGCTGCTGCTTGTGCCGTACCATTCCTGCCAGAACGTTCCGGTAGTAAGGCTGATGGGGACCCCCAGCCAGTTAAGCAGCGCGCTTTTCACCCTGCCGGGCTGTTTGTTCTCTTTCATCAGACACCTATCATAATTGGGTTATCAAAGAATCCGCTCAGGTCCTCGGTGTCGTTGCCGCCATTCACCAGCATTCGGCTTTTAGCGGTAAAAAGTGCCACCGGTCCGTCGATTTTGTTCTCGGGTGTGGACTTGTTGGGGAAGATATTGTCGTTTTTGTCAGGTTTAACCGTAACGTTCGACATCATCCAGGTCATGACAGGGTTCTCGTCATGATGGAATTTGTTGCCATAAATCTCCGCCTGTACCGACTTCATCGATTCAGACAGGTTTTTGACTGTCTGAGCCACTTCCACAAGCGGTAGACCCTCTTCCGCCAGCGAAAGGCTGAACTGGACGGCACTCCAGGGATCGAAGGAAATCTCTTTGATGTTCTCACCCTGAACCCACTTCACAATGTCTGCCTTAATCAGAGCGTGATCGATAACATCACCATCGGTCAGCTCAAGGTATCCTGTGTCAGACCATTTTCTGTAAAGCTCGGCAATATGTGCCGGCGCTGTTTCCAAGCGCCCTTCAGGAATCCAGAAGCGGGGCTGCATGTGCGTTTCACCTTTCGGATCGCGCCAGGCCTTTACCGCCGCGCAGATATCGATTTTGTTAGCGAGGTCAACGCCAACCCATAGTGGCCACGCTTTTCTCTCCTCTTCTGAAGCTATGCCTGGCATTCTTGACCAGCGATCCATATCCATCCAGGCGCTTTCAGCCGTAACCCAGATGTTCAGGTGCTTGGTAAAGAAGTTCGGCCGCGCCGCGACCTGCTCTTTCGCCTTCTTGGCAAGGCGGCGCATATCATCCCAGCGCTTACAGATGCCCAGGCCAGGGTTAGCTTTCGGCCAGTTGGCTTCGTCAAAAGGATCATCACCCTCGTCCAAGGTGTAGATCAGAGCAAAGTAAGTATCGTCCTCCACCACGCCGCGCAGCACTTTGATGGCGTAGTCGCGCTGCTCAAAGCAGATACCTTCTTTGTTAGTGCCGGCTGTTGTGATGGCAAAAAGCAAAGACTGAAGACGGGCGCCGGTCGCTGTTTCCAGTACATCCCATACATCACGGGTGCGGTGAGCGTGAAGCTCATCGACTATTCCGCAGTGAATGTTCAGGCCGTCGAGGTTATTCGCATCGCTGGAGAGTGGTTCGAATTTTGAGGCCGAACGCTCCTGATGAATGTTCAGCTTAACGTGACCAAAAAGACGCCCCAGCGTGCCGGGGGCTTTTTTGATCATGTTCTTGGCATCATCAAAAACAATTCGAGCCTGATCGCGGGTTGTCGCAGCTGAATAAACCTCAGCGCCACCCTCGCCGTCGGCACCGGTCATGTACAACCCAATGCCAGACGAAAGTGTGGATTTGGCGTTTTTACGCGCCACCTCGTCATAAGCCGTGCGGAAGCGGCGCACCATGACAGTGTCACCATCTTCATCAATCACCGCCCGGCCTGTCATCTCGTCAATCAGCGGGACGACAAAACCAAAAATGTTTATGAGGATGAAAACATGCCAGGCCATCAGCTTGATCGGCTTGCCTGCCAGTGCCCCTTTCACATGGGGAACGAAATTATAAAAATCGAGGATGTGCTGGGCGCGTTCCTCACTGAAGTAGACGCCGCGTTCAGGCCCATGCTCTAAATCATTAAGGAACCGCTGGCACGCCAGGCGTACCAGTTCGCCAGCAACAATCTCGCCAGACAGCACGCTCTCGGCGTACTGAATACCTTCCGAAACCGTTGCCATTCATCATTTGCGCTTTTTGAGAAATTCTTCCAGGGGATCGGCCTCAGCCGGACCTTTTGCACCAACCTTTGATCGGCTGGCCGGGGTCATGCCAAATTCACCAAGCATCGCCCGGATACGCTTCCAGGCATCGGACTTCATGACGGCTGCCGGGTGAGCCTTAACGATATCCTCGCCAGTAGCAGATATTGTCTTATAGGTGTAACCCTCTTCAGCCAGAACATCGCAGTGCTGCCGGTATTCGGTGTAAGCCTCGATCAGCAATTCAAGCGCCTTGCCGTCAAGCGTGGTCATCACTCCGACAGCATCAAGCTCTTCACCGATCCGCTTAAACCAGTATTTCCCCATCTTGTCGAAATGCTTCGGCACTGGGGGTACCCCTGACGCGGGTTTTGGCTCTGCTTTGTTTACGGTTCTTTTTGATGGGTTCCCCTTCACCAAAGCCAGATGTGTCGGGGTTTTCGGTGGTCCGGGCATAATCGAAAACTCCTATTAATCGATGGTTAGGGCACCCCAAAAAAAGTTTTCTAACCTGCGGCGGTGTGAAAAAAGGTTAGGCGGCGGTCCTTTGGGGCGTATGCCCTGAAGTTTTCACCCGCCCTATCCCCTTGTCCACATGTCAGGGTGGCATTCATGATCCCTGATGCGGCGTACGTGCGTATGTGTGATGCCATAGCGCTTCGCAACATCGACCATTTTCATTCCAGACTTCGCGTCTCGCTCAATGCTCATGATGGTCGCTGGTGCTAACTTTGTGGCCGAGGCGCCCTGTCCTCTCCTGAGGCATACAGCCGTGCCGTGGTTAAGACTATCGGCGGCGTTCTCTTTGGGCGTTCCCCATGCGAGATTTGACCTGTTGTTATTTAGCGGGTTGCCATCAAGATGACGAGTGACATGCATGTCCGATGGTTTAACTCCGGCGAATGCAAACAACACCAACTGATGCACTTGCTTTTTAACTTTCGTCGCTCGGCTAAAGCCAGTATTAACATTCACATGCCAGTAGCCGTTATGTAGCCGCATTGAGAGCTGCCGAGCCTTGCCTGAGCGAAGCGAGTAAATAAATCCATCATCGCTAGCCTGATACCCTGGGTAGCCGGGGATTTCTTTGAGACAGGCGTGCGTACGCCCTGAATCATTTAATGAATCAGTCATGCTTTTACCTGCAAGGGTTAGTTGCGGTTTAAACGATCCCGCGCGGTTTTGGCCTTATGGCACTTGAAGCAGATCGCAATCAGATTGCTGTCGTCATCGGTGCCGCCATGTGCTTTGGGTTTGATGTGGTCAACCGTAGTTGCCGGGACTGGTCTGCCGCTTGCCAGGCACTGCTGGCAGATGTGACGATCACGTTTAAGAATGCGGGCGCGGATGATGTCCCACTTACTGCCATAACCACGCTGGTGGCGGCTAAGTCCGCGCTGATGCTGCTGCCACCCTTCGTTACGGTGCGCCTCACAGTATCCGGAACGGTCTGTGGTAGTGCCGGAGCACCCGCGTTTACGGCAGGCGCGAGGGATAGCTGCTGGCATATTTTTGGCCCCAATAAAGAAGCCACCAGCAATAGCCAGTGGCTCACGGCTGAAAGACTCTCTTTAGTACGCGTGCGAGGCGCATAAAAAAAGCCACCAGCGGATGCCAGTGGCTTATACGTCATTATCACAGGCACTTAGTGAATGCCCGCTGTAATGCCCATGGTGATGGCATTAAAAAAACCGCCAGAAGGCGGCCTTATGAGTTAATGATTACAACGAAGGTGTTCGTTTTTTTAAAAGCTCATTCGCCTGATGACACTTTTCTTCAAGGAGCCTCATGCGGTCTGGCACCTCACTCATCGGACAATTTGTGACGATGCAATAACCTTCCACCCATGACTTTTCATTCTCTTGAGTGAGCAAGCTTTCAAATATCTCGACCCAATCACTGTTTGGAAGGCGCTCAAGCTCAAAGAACTTCAGCACCCCACTCCCACGAAGCGTTCTGTGTTCGTCTAGCCCTAGAATTTTCAAAACCAGTTCCCCATTTTTTTATGGGTACTTATTACCATTAACCTAAGATTATTCCTACCACCTATAATAATAGGTGTATCAGATTTTGCTTTCTCCGGCCATCAGAGTGAGACGATATATAATGACTTAGCCGCAGTCATCTGTGCTGTACAAAAAATCACAAAGAAATTCCTGTACAATTTTCCTTATTCTGTATAAGTTTCTTTTGCCCCATTTAGGGCGCGTAACGAATGATGCCTTCATCACCTCTGAAGGTGCGTGGATTTCCACCTTCAGAGGTTCTTTTTTCCGCACCACCTAAATCGCATCTCTCCAGACTGACTTACCAGCATCACGTCTCTCCTCACTGTGACTTATCCTGTTCTTTTGCCCTGACTGAAATTTATATTCAAAAACCTGAATGAAGCCACTTTGTGTTGCTTACTTCACCGCGTTATACCAGGCCTGCCAGCGATACTTATCGAGACGCAGCTGGCGTACGCATGCCGCTGTCTCAGTATCCGATTGCAGATCCGTATCGCTGTCTGCACCAGCATCACTTGCTCTGCACGGGGGCTGCATCAAATCCGCTGATGGAGTTGGCAGCGTCGATGGCACGCTGGCGCAACCGCACAGACTCATCATCAAACTGGCACACAGTACGGTTCGGATCCTGGACATATTTCACCACGTCGCGGGTTATTGTTTTGTAGATGACCCTGCCTTCTTCGCTGGCCTGCGCCGCTTTCTTCTCAACCGGCTGAATAGCTTTCTCAGCTTTGAGTTTTTTTTCAGCAGCCAGGACATTGATGTGATCCGCGTGTGCGCTCCAGCCGAAACGCCAGGAAACAATCGCCGTGGAAAACAGCATGACCACCAGCGCCAGAAGCACATATCGCAGCTTCATAGCACCACTTCACGTGCGCGGTTGTAACGCTTCTGCCGGTCATCAATGCCGTTCTGCCCGCCGTTGATGATCTGCGTCACCCGCACCACATCGCCCGGATAACGCATGCAACCGCTGGTGGCAAAGAACCATGCTGCTGACCGCGCTGCGTGGCGGTCTTCCGCCAGCAGTTCAGGCGTGGTGACCAGGTCTAGTTTCAGCGCGGTACCACAGCGGCGGTAATTCTCCAGTCCGGTAATCTGGATCAGACCGCGCCCGTGATATTTCCACCCATCCTGCGGGCCCTTATTGCCGTTGCGCTTGTTGTAAGCCAGATTTGCGAGCGCGCGCTGGCGCTCCAGCGGAAGTGAAGGTTCACCAGCGCGGCGGCCAAGCATATTCGCCTGGTCCTGTGTGATACGCCCGGCGCGGATGAAACCGGCCAGACCCGCCACGCTGTAGTTGAAGCTCTCCACCAGCGCGGTAAAGCCAGTTGATTCGTGGCCGACCTGCGCAATGAACATGGCCTGTTGCACCGGTTCGGTGATGCCGAATTCACGCATCGCCGCATCGATGTGCGGAAACCAGCGCGCGGCTAAACTGGCGCTGAGATTAGCCGCCCGTTGAAATTGTGTCTGGTTCATTCTGGCCTCAGTACCTGGAACAGCTGCGCCACATTACCCCGTGCCCTGAACACGGCGGCGCAGATGATTAAGTTGATGGTGACGGTCGCCCAGTGGGCGTGGAAATAGAAATCGAACAGGAAGCGGAACGGTACCGAGGCATACGCCAGGATAATCAGGTACGCCAGCCAGGACGCCCACCAGTTATGTTTGCCGCCCGGCTTACGGAACATCATCAGGCGCAGAACAATCGCGGTGCATGTCATTACGTTGGTCAGCACCAGAGGATCACTTATTACCATTGGTTCCTCCTCTCCACCTTTGCAATAACGTCAGCGGATCCTGCTCACTGAAAAACGTGAGTGTCTTGATAGCCAGCGCGGAAAGCAGCACCGCACCCAGAGCATCAAGCGGCTTGTCGTTGTAGCTGGTCATGCTGGCGAGCCAGGAGCCCACCAGCCCGGAACCATATACCCCGGCAAAATAGGAAACGATAAAGTATGCAGATCGGCGGAAAATCGTCAGGTCTGCTGCGGTGGCCACGTAGAAAACGGCACCTGCGAATGCGCCGAACACGACACCATAATCAGTGCCGGTCAGCAGTCCGTACAGGCTGGCACCAGTTAACGCACTCGCCGCTGCAACAGACCCGGATAAAGGTTCGGACATTTAGCCCCCTCGTCATTGCTGTGGATCCTCTCAGATGAGGGGAAATAAAAAAGGCCACCTTTTGGCAGCCTGTAAAATAATACTGTGTAAATATCAGGCTTCCCCGCCCTGTCCGGCGGATCTATCCTTCCTGCTCAGTCGCGTCCGCGCACAAAGCCAATGATGTAACCCAGACCAAAACAAGAAAACCCGAATCCCACCACGGGTAAAACCGAATAAACGAAATCAGGCATACAAATACCTCATGGAAATTTTAACTGTTATCGGTGTGCTGCTGACCCTGGCTGGACTATTTGTTCCGTCACTTATAAGTAATCATGCGTCGCGTAAAGCAGAGTTCAGGAAGCAATCCGCGCCGATACTGGCAAATTTACTCACCGAAATTAAGGCTATCGAAGGGGGTTCTTACGCGTTCATGCTCATCAGGGATTCTGATTTTTACCAACTACTACCCTACGCTTCGGGCCGCAGACGGAAAAAACTTGAGGCTGCGTACTCCGCTTATCTGGAGGCGCATCATATCGCCGTGACCCTACACTGGCATGATGAACATCCGTCAGACAGAACGATATTTTTTCCAGGGAGTTTTATTGTCACCAATCCGGATGAAGTGCTGGAGAAAATGCAGAGCCTCAGGACTGAATTGAGCAGATAGAACGAGCAGCCAATGTCCGGTTTGCGTTAGTAACTCTTTATCAAAGGCACCCCAAGATACCTTTTGCAGAAAACTATTTCTTTTCTTTAAGCAGTGGCAGGAGCAACACAACCACCCTGACCACAAGACGCCAGCCGCACCTCACCCATCAGGATCTAGTTCAGAGAGATCAGCTTTCCAGATTGTGTCGAGCGCGAATGAAGCAAGGCATGTATGCTTAAATTAATTCATTCACAACGCGGGACAAACCTCATGTTTAGTTTTTCATCCAATGAATTTACCGAAACAAATGTAGACAGGGTCATAGGCAACGCTGTCTTTGACATCATCCATTCAGGCGCAGTAGATCACATAAATCAAAAGATGCTGATTCAGCACCTTACACGCAGGTATCTCTATATTTACGAGACCAGTTCTTCAGTTGAAGAATCACTGGTTTATGAATCAGCACTGAAGATATTAATGAACTTGCCGGAGTGATTGAACGTGTCTTGATTGATAACACTCTGACAAAGGCCGCCGTGAAGCGACCTTTTGCACAGTGTTATTTTTTTGTTTTAAGCAGTGGCAGGAGCAACACAACCACACCGGCCACCAGCACGCCGTCAGCCAGAATCGACATCAACTTGCTGGTAAAGTCGACAGCGATTACCAGGAACAGCAGCACTCCAGCGGCAGCCCAGCGCAGTTTTGCCATTACAGGTGATTTTCCAGACGCAGGCCGAGGGCGTTGGCGATCTCTTCCAGCACCTTACGCTCTTCCGGCTCTACTTCCCCGTCAGCTTCAGCAATGGCCACCGCCACGTCGAGAACGTCTTCTGCTTCGCGGGGATCGTGCTTAACATCTTCAATCTCACGCAGCGCTGCCCGGCGTCCAATCTTAAAGTTGGTGTCCAGCTGGCCGACGATCGTTGCGCTGATAGCGTTAATTTCAGAGGTGAACGCCGCCAGTGATGGCTGGTTACGCAGCACCTGTTCGATCTTCGCCTTTTCTGACGCTTCGCATTCGCCGTCGGCGTATGCCACCAGATAAGCAGCGTTTACCACCGCCTGAGCCAGATCGCGCTTTTCGAACTTCTTGATATCGCTAACTGCTTTACGTGCTTTTTTACCGAAACCGAACATAGTGACTTTCCTTTTAGGGGGTGAGCCAGCGCTCAGAAATGGTCAGCCCACAGAGACGGTCACACCGACCATCACTCTGGCTCACCTCTGAAAGGCTCTGTGGTTGAAGTGCGCCGAGCGTGGCGCAGAAACGAAAAAACCCCGCCGAAGCGAGGTTTTGAACTGGTAAGCGTCGTGTCGTTGTGACCACTCTTATCACGATACATGCTAAAATGCGGACCGCGTTAGTAATTTTTTAGCAATGAATCTTTCACCACCAACACGGTTTAAGGAGATAGACATGCTATACGTTAAAAGTTGTTACCATAAGGATAATCCAATCCGAAGCGGAACTATTAAGATTGGCAGCCTCCATGAATATAGAGAAATCGAAGACGCACAAATTGCCGATAAACATGAAGGAAACATTGAGATAATCTTGAAGCTCGATGATATGCACCTTGACATAGCAGAGTTTCAAGAGTTTTTAGATAGTCATAACAGCTACGCTGAATTTGTTCCAATTGGTCCAATAAATACAGGTGGCCCGAGCGATGCACTTCCGGGGAAACGTCATATTCCTCATTTCCATGCGAAATCGACCTTATCAAAAAACAATGGTTTTATTTTTTGCTTATCAGATGTTGAATCGCAAAAAGATTCGGAAGAGATTTTCAATGAATACGATGACAATTGGTCTTTTTCAAAATCAAAAATTGAGGCCTTTGCTTTAGGTCTGGCTGAAAGCCTGGCTATTCAGGTCTGGAATGAGCGGCATGCTGTTTTCCCAAAGCATGAATTGACGAAGAACTTTGAGGTTTGCGCTTATTGGAACAACATTAATTATGTTGAAAGAAAAATAGTAGTTGATAATTTTCAATACGCCACTAACAGGAAAAAACTTGTAGAGATGGTCAGAAACCCAGGCTTCATAAAGCCTAAAAGCTTTTCCCCTGAGAGAGAGTTTAGAATTTGCTTCGATATTTATGATAATGGCATGTTATTACACCCTGTAAAAAAACATATAATCATTAGCGCTGAAAGAGTTTTGCATTTAATAAACAAATAATTTAAAAAGCAGGATAGCTATAGAGCTATCCTGCTTTTAACTATATAAACGTATCCATTTCTAATTTAACCTCTAACATTGACAGGCATCCATCAATAAAACCCTCTGCAACCTGTATTTCAATGCGAATCAATTTCTCATCCTTTTTACGAACGCGTGCCATGCTGCGCTTCGAAACACCGTAGAGATAGTGAGCCACCAGAAGTGAATGTTCATATGGCTTTATCTTTTTCAGGCGAGCAAGGCAGCTTTCAATGATAAGAGCATCATCGTCAGTGCATGCTGGACGTGTTTTACTGGTTTGAGGTAAGAGCCCTTTAAAACCAGCTGCTATAGGTGAATAATCCACTCCACTATGATCACCTGCTGCCCAACCGCCCCAAAGCTCAAGAACTCTTTGAATATCACGCATCAACTCTCTCCACTAAATTATGCCAGGACGCCGATCGCCAGCGCGCGGTCTAATGTCTTCAGCAGCAGCTCCGGCTGCGTGCCATATTTTTTCTCAAATGCCTTCATGTCAGCGTGCAACTCATCGTGATGCGCTCTGCACAGCGGTATCACAAACAGATCATGCGCTTTGGTACCCGTTCCGCCCTGGCCGTAGCCGATCAGATGGTGTGGGTCGTCCGCTGGATTGGCACAACACGCGCACGTCTGCGCCTTTACCCATCGGGTGTACTTCTCGTTCTCCCAGCGCTTACGCTTCGGGCGCAGCATGAAGGACTCCGGCGACTCCGGGTCGATGCGCAGCGCCAGAACCTTCTTTGCTTTTTCCTCCATAATGCTGGAAGCCGACCGCGTGGGTACCAGCTCGCTTTCGCGATAGACGCTTTTTATCTTTTCCACTGGCAGGCGCAGCACGGTATGCGCGACATCTTCCGGGATCACGTCAATCAGGTCATTACGCGCCAGCCACCAGCACAGTTCGGGAAGCGTCAGCTGGTGGGTGCTGTCAAAGCCCAGCGCCATACGGACAAATTCAATAACCCACTCAGTGACATTTGCCCGCGCCATACCCGCCAGGCGCTCGGTGTACTGTTCACGCAGCAGGTTGTCACAGGCCCAGCAGACGCGGATCACGCCGGGCTCGTGGTAAAGCGCGGTAGTGTTTTCATCGTGCCAGGTGCCGACCGAATACTGGCAGCCGGTACCGCGCATTAACCAGTTCTCAAGCGAAGACAGTCCACCGGCACGGGCAATCACCCTTTTGTTTTCGAAAATCGGGACCAACCGGGGATCTTCCGCCAGCGGCTGGGTGGCGGGCGGGATTTCACCCGTCGGAAGTGCAGCAAGGCGCGGCGGCTCGTTCTCAAGCAACATGCGCCCACAGCTGAAGTGAGGAAGAAGCTCAGAGCCAGGGCGGAACATCACAACACCCAGCTCACGAACGACTACAGGTTTAAGCAGTGCTCTCACGAATCACCTCAGTGGACGGTTTCGAGCAGGCGAAGCAGCTCTGGAAATTTTGACTCAAAGAAATGAGGCTGAGTTTCGCGAGGATTCGCCGGGCTGGTGATGTTCTTGCCGTACATACAACCTTTGGCTGTCATCGACCAGAAACGCTTAATGCCGTTCGGACCTGACCGGCTACGGCGCTCTTTTTGCTCGACGATCCCCAGCTTAGCCAGCTGCTGGTAAGCCTGCGTAGCGGTCATCCGGATACCATGAATTTTGAGCAGCGCGCTCAGGGATTGTGTGGGGCGACTGGAGCCATCCGGCGCACCAGCAGGCGCATCGATAGCATACTGGGGGGCGAGGTTCGGCAGCCCGACAGATTCCTGCAATTTCTGACATGCGCCGAGTACCGATGAGTTGGAGAGATTCAGAGAGCGTTGCATAAAGTCGAGCAGGATAACGCCTGCCTGCATCTTATCAGCCGCATGGCTGTTCGTTGACTGGGGCTGGCTAACGGCGTCAAAGGTGCGGATCACTCTGAGGCTGAACTGGGGGCTTATCCACATCGCGTATGAATAAACCAGCTCTTTGCAGACGTAACTGCCCTGATCTTTACCACCACGGATAACACTTACTGGTTCAGGATTGTCCGAGTTGCTAATTTGCAACTCGCTTATTAATTGTTCGGTCTGCTCGTTACGAAGCCAGAATGCTGGTTTGTGCTTATCCTGAGCACCGGCAGCGCGGTGAAGATCGTTCAGGCAATAGCGGCCAAAAATATCACGGCGTACGGAAACGCCGTCAATCACGAGTAATTGACTCATAGGTTTCTCCACAGTTTTAAGTACGAAAGGGACTGCACTCCCGTTTCGTTTGCACACATTGACCTTACTGCTGATTTGCATAACTTTCAACCTTACCTGTATGCACATCCACTGTTTCCGTGAACCGGGTAATCGTTATTTCTGCCCTGCCCCCTGGAGTGATCGGCCCCCATTCAACCTGCATCCGCTTCACCTGGCTGTCGTCTTCCCACACTCCGGCGTGCGTCAGGGAGTCAAACAGCGCTTTGATGTAGTTGTCGAGATCACGGCGGCGGGCATCCGGCGGGAACAGGATAATTTCCACGGCTGCCGGGGCACTGCTGGGCTTCGGCAGACAGCGCAACTGCTCTATGATCGACGCGCACGCGTCGCTCTGGTATGCGCGGCCTTTAGCGCTGATGAGATGGCGACCGGCCAGCGGCCCCCGGTTAGGGGCGCGCCAGTAGGTATTGACGGTGGGCGGGAACGGCATCACCAGTTTCATAGCGTCACCTTGCGGGAGTCGAGAAAGTCAATTGCGCGGGCTCTGGCGTGGTCCTCACCG